AATACAATCATCTATGGCTACATTAAGAAAATCATTAGATGGCAGTAAGGCTATACTAAAGTTTTATGGTAATACTCCAAGTTGTTTTGATGGACTAACTACTTACAATCATAGTGAGATATTAGCAGAACTTGCTAAGAGTGCTTGGACTGAGGAGGCTGAATAATGGCACAAGGCGGAACAATAGCTCAAAGAATAACTGATTTAATAGGAGCTACATATAATACTGAAGCTGCATATGAAGGTGATTTAATTAATGCTGCTATAAATGAAATAGCAGATATGTTGCCTGATGATGTTTTATTAAAGTATTCTAAAACACCTGGTGTTCTTACATCTAATTCCGAATGGCTTGTTGAAGATAGAAAAATATTAAAAGTAGTTAGGGTTGATGCAGATTCAAACGGAATAGAAAGACAATGTAAAGAAGTTGATAGAGCTGGTTTTGGAGTTGCTGGAGATAGCGGTAGTTTATATAAAGCTACTGCACATAGTCCAATATACCATGAAGATAGTGCAAATGCAGGTGCAGCAACATTAAAAATATTACCTGAACCTACTGGTTCACAACAAGGCAAAATATGGTACTTTAGTTATATAGCTAATGGTACTGATTCTACTGGCATTACACAGGCTACAGTAAACACATCTTTATATCTTCCATCAAATTTAATACATAGTATAGCTTTAAAAAGTAGTGTAAATATACTTAAAGCGTATATAAGCAATCAAGTTCAAGATGAAGAAGATATAGAACTTATGCAAATGATAGCAACTCAAATGCAATTATTAGAAAAAGATTTTATGACTGAAATGCAAAGATATGTAAGTCAAGAAAAACCAGAGGGAGAATAATGACAGCAAAACAAATGATAGAATTAATACAACAACATCACCCTCATATAAGTGAAACAGAGGCTTTATTGCTACTTAACGAAGCTAAGGATGAATTTTGCGAAGAAGCAGAAATATCTAGAACTGTTAATTCTACTTTGACTTCAGAATCTGGTCAATTATTATATGATTTAGATTTAGCAGGAGATTCTGGAAGTAGTGATATATTAAAAATTAATAAAGTTTGGATAGGTGATGCTGGTTCTGGAATACTAACACAAAGACTACAGGGAACACTTAAAATAAAGGATATATCATAATGGCAGAAAAAGTGTATAGAGCTTGGTTTACAGAGGTTGTTTCTGGTGATGTAAAGTTAGCTTTAGTTGAAAATACTAGAAGAACTGTAGATGGAATTTCAGATGAATGGCAAGCTTTAAAAGAAACTGGTTTAACAATTTATGTAGAGGGTACATCAAATGATGCTGACTTAACTGGTCCAACTAGTACTTTTAACGAAATACCTACAAGATACCATAAATCTATAGTAGACAAAGTTATAGCCATGGGTTACAGAGACCCAAGAAATAAAGATTTACAAAGTGCAGAATACTTTGAAATGCTTTATAAAAAAGGTGAAAAGAGAGCTAAAAAAATGGCTAGAACTAATTATGTTGAAGGCTCTGGAAGGATAATACCACAGGATTTTTAATACTTAAATATGGAGATACAAACAGTTAAAATGGAAGATTATGTAAAAAGTGTTTTAGGAGATTATGCTTATCTTATATTAGGAGGTTCTTTTCTTTTTATATTTAAATCTACTATAGAGTCAGCTGTTGAAGGATTAAAAATATTTCTTGGTAATGATTTAAACACAGATGATGTTATACATTTTGATGGTAAACCTGCTCGTGTTGTACGTGTAGGTCTTTGGAAAACAATTTTATTTGTCTATTCAGTAGGCTGTGCTAAAGGTAAACCTTATGTAAAAAGTGGAAACAAAATAGCAATACAAAACGGTCAATTAAAAAGTCATATAATAGAAAAACCGCTTCCTATGTTGGACTTGTCCAATTGGGATGATTGCGAGGAAGAATGAAAGATACTTTAAGAATTTTAGCAAACAACCCAGAAATAGGTGTTAGCTGGACTTGTATGTCTACAATAATCAGTTATTCTAATTACTTTAACCCATTATTAACACTTATATCTTTGTCAATTGCTATAATTGTAGGTATAATGACTCTTTACGGAAAGATTAAAGGTTAGCTATGGTAACACTAGGGTACTTCATATTAGGCTTTGTAATTGTCTTTTTTGGAGGACTTTGGTGGTTAGGTAAGTGGGAGATATTTGACATATATGTAGATAACGAAGATGATGACTGGTGGGAATAATTAGCATGTGGAAAAAAGAGTTTGAATTAGAGTTAACTGATATTAAATTAAGATTAGCAAAACTTGAAAGAGATTCACATCCTAAGAAAGAGTTTGTGAAATGTTCAGAATGTAACTGTGAAATAAAGGAGATTAAATGAAAGCAATGATAATTGGCATACTTAAAAGCATGTTTAGTGAAGATATGATTAAGTCTGTTGTTGTAGCTTTAGGAGATTACTTAGTATCTAAGAGTTCTAATAAACTTGATGATAAACTTTGGGCTCAAGTTAAAAAGCGTTTAAGCTAATAAGTGATAAAAGAACTTTCAACTAGAATGGTGTTAGTGGTTGACTTAGTAGATAAAGTTAATGGTAAGTTGTTAGACAAATTAATAAACAATACCAACTTAATTTACAAAGACAACCCAAACCATTGTCCTAACTGCCACTGTGATGAGGTAGTAGGAGTTGAAATAATGGGTGCCAAAGATGGAGTCCTGCTCTGGGAATGTGAGAGCTGTGAAGAAATGTTTTTAAAATATACAGCCGATAAAACTGAGATAGAATTACAGAATGCTAAATACTGTTGGACAAATTCTAAAGATTGGGGTTACGTTCCTAGGAGTAAATTTAACTAGGAGTTTTTTGATAAATGAAGAAAACTAATAAAGGGGTGATTAAAAGAGCAATAGTCACTCCAGATAAACATTTTCCCTTGCACGACCAAAAGGCGATTAATGTTGTATGCAAAGCAATAGAAATTGTAAAACCTGATGCATACATAGATTTAGGTGATACAGGTGAATGGCAGTTTTTTAGTAATCATCATTGGAGAAAGTATGATAGACCACCTGATGATTTATTAATACCAATGTTAGACAAGTCTGTCAAACAAGTTAATAAAGGCATGGACTATATAGATAAGTTTCTTGATAAAGTTAATTGTAAAGAAAGATATTTTATGCAAGGTAATCACGAAGAGTGGTTAGATACATATGCTGTAAAATATAGTAGACCAAGGTTTTTGACACACAATGCTTTAAAATTAAAAGAAAGAGGATATGAGTTTCATCCTTATTCTAAAAAAATACCTTTAAAAATTGGTAAATTAAATTTTAAGCATGGACACAGAACAGGTATGCATCACGCTAAAGCTCATTTAGCAATGTACGGTGAAAGTGTTATGTATGGACATACTCACGATTTACAGAGGCATACACATACTAGCCTAGGAGGAACTATTAGTGCTTGGAGTTTAGGCTGTTTAAAAGATATAAAAAAAGATGAAGACTGGTTGAGAGGTAATTTGACTAATTGGAATCACGCATTTGCAATAGTAGACTTCTTTAAAAATGGTAATTTTAATGTGCAAATTGTTGAAATAGTAAAGGGTAAAACAACTTTATGGGGAAAAGTTATAAATGGAAATATATAGTATAACATTACCAGAAGATTATTGGACATCTTCTGAAAAAGTAGAATGGAGATAAATGCCTAGACAGTTAGCAGAAATAAAAAATTTTGGTGTAGGAACAATATTAAATGCATCAGAAAAAGATATACCAGAAAACTCACCAGCTTATTCTCTTAATGTAAGCCCAGTTTCTGAAAACGGTATATTAACTTCTATTAACTGCGATAAGTTGTTTTTGGCTATGCCTGAAAACTCTACATCACTAAGTGCTCCTATATCTTGGAATTCAGTAAACAATACATCAGCTGTATTTAATCCTTTTGCAGAACAAACAAACGAAGGATTGCACAGGTTTCATGTAGACAATATAAACATATTTAACTCAGAAAATATATCTAACTTTTCATATGTAGGTACAAAAGGGTATAGAGAAAATGTTTTAGCTACTGATGTTAGACCTTGGTATGAGAAAGTTTTAGATAGCGGTGGTAGTGTTTTATCATATTCTCCTAGTTCAAACGTAGATAAAACTGATGATTATTTTCCTTATTCTAGTTTAGATGAATACTTAGAAGTAGGTGATTATTTTAGTTTAAATACTGGAGCTTACAGTGCTAATGAAATAATCCAAGTTGAATCATTTGACACAAATAACAGTAAAATGTTTGTTAAAAGGGGTTGTTTTGGGACTAAAATAGAATCATATGCAGCAGCTTCTTCATTTAATGTTTATGCAAATAAAGTAACTATAGATGGTGTTCAAAACAAAACAAATAGAGGTAT